TTGTAACTGCCATACTTTATTCCTCCTATTAAACCGGTAATTCTTCTAAAAACTCTAAATTATAAGGGGCTATACCTTTTTTAACTCTACTTGAGATTGTATAAGCAGGTGCCATAAATTCACCATCTTTAAACGTAAATGATACTGGCTTTCCTTTACACCCTTTAAATGCAAAACATTGATATCCTAATGTTTCACCATCTCCATCTTTTTCCTCTGTATAAATTTTTGTAGTAAACTTAACTCTATTAACTACAGATCCTACAGCTGGTGGATTATATCCTGTTACCTTTAATGATTCTGCTTCACCAGTTGTTACAAGTTTTCCTCCATCTACAATAGCTAATACTTCTGGCACCATAACTACCTGAGTTAAATTTATATCTGAGCCATACTGTATATCCTCAGTTCTATTTGTAGCTAATATAGAATTTTTTACTCTAAGTATAGTTTCGCTCCCTTCACTTACTACTGGTGAATATGTAGCTTCTGATGCAGTATCAAACCTATAAGTTTTTGGTGAATCCTCTTCTGTTACAATCTCAACTCTAACAATATTGACTATAGGTTTTTCTGTTAACTTTTCTATTGCCATTCTTTTCACTCTCCTAATTTAATCTAATATATTTTTCATACATAATTGAAAAAGTTAATGCTTTCTTATCATTATCTGTTACTATTCCTGTTTCATTGCCTGCATATCTAATTGATTTAAATTCTTTTAATAAATCAACTATTTGTTTTCTGAAATCTTTAATTTTTGTAAATCTATTTTCAGGAATAAAAAAAAGGATATCTATATATCCCTTTCCTACTCTACCATTTGAACTATTTACTCCATCATCTTTTAAAACAACATAAGGCTTTTTACACTCTCCTTGGTGCTGTCCTACAAAGTAAACATCTATTTTGTTATCTTGTAGATATTCAAATAATTTAACTATCATCTAATCACCTTAACCCATCCACTTAAAACTTGCCCTGACCACTTTTGAATAGTTGGCCATAAGATTGCATTACGCTTTTCGTGGCATAATTCTAAGTATTTAAAATGAGGTGTATTTCCCCTTAACCTAATTTCCATAGACTTTCCTTTACTAATAACTTCAGTATCCATAGTTTGTCTACTGTTACCGGTTCTATCAGTCCAAGGAGCATTTGCTTTTGCATCATTAATCATTTTCATACCAGCAGTTTCAGCATATATGCGTGTTCCTTGTTGAACTTTTAATTCCATTTCTGCTAAGCCTTTAAATAATCCAGTAGCATCTAATCTAATTCCCATAATCATACCACCTTTAAATCTAAATCCAATGGCAATTCCATTAATGGATATATTTCATCATTATCTATAATAGTATCTTGATTCTTTATAAGATGATGTTTATTTAATTGGATTAAACAATAAACTTCTAAATTCTCACCTGGATCAATAATTTTATAACATTTGTTATCTATGAAAATAAAATCAGTTGTTCTAATGTTCTTAGAAATATCATTAAAATCTACTAAATAATTTTTATCAGCTTGTTCTATATTAATTCCAGCATTATCTATTGTTATACCTAAATTTTTTGTAGTACTTTTAGAATAAAATACACCTTCAAGCTTTCCAACTATGCAATACCCTGCCTTTTCATTATAATTATTTAATACTTCCCTAACTACATACCCTGCGCTTGGCATCTGTTTTATAGCTTGTTTTACTTTTTCTCTGAGATATTCCTTACTTAATGCCATATCAACACCTCTTTAGCCTATTAATATATCCACTACTAGATGTAGTTAAATTATTTTTATTAGCTAATTCAATTGATTTTTTAGAATATCTTTCAGCTAAGTTAATCCAAAATTCAGCCCCAGCACTTTCTATAGTTATAGGACCTACAGTAACCTTATTGTCTCCATCAGCTTTTAAATAGCATAATGTTGAAGCAGTAGTATAAACATCATTATCATTTTCATCTAAGAATAGTTGTAATTCTTCATCACTAAAGAATGGATATTTGTTCTCTAATAAAAGAATTTTTAATTTATTTATCATATTACCCTCCTAACTAATAAGAGGGCCTAAACCCTCTATTATTAATATACTTTTGCAAAGAAGCACTCATCAGCTTTTTCGAAACTTGGCATACCTAATTGAGATACTTTAGTTTCAACATTTACTGGATCTTCTTTAGCCATAGTAGTAATAGCTACTCCAGTATTAACTATTTGTGTATCTAACTTACCACTTCCAAATACTGCATCTGCTTCCTCTGGAGTTGTTCCATAAACAGTCTTTCCTAATGTACCTTTTGGAATTAATGTAACTTTATTATCTTCATAATAAGAAACAGTTTCTCCAGCTTCATTTACAAATGTTCCATTTACAACTGCAACTGTAAGTCCAAATTTTTGTTGTAAATAATTTTTAATGTCATTTTCAGTTACAATATAATTAGTATTCATACCTTTAATATCATTAACTATAGCTGTATTCTGGCATACATATCCAAAGCAAGTATCAGTTAATACTAATACTGTTGGTTTCGCATACCCTTCATTAGTAAATACTTTTTGCCATTTAATAATATCTCCTACTATATCAGCAGTAGCAGCATTCCATTTCTTTGATGTAGTTCCAATAGTTTCTTTATGATTACTTGGAACATTGTAATCTACAATTACATCTCCGGCATCAGAAGATATGCTAATAGTCCCGTTTTGAATTAATTGAGCTCTCATTCTTCTCATTTGAACTTCTGCTCCATCAACTAATACCTTATAATTTTCATAAATAGTTGATAAAATTTGATCTACTATATTTTGATTATTAGCTTGTAATGCTAACATCAGCTTCTGTCTTTCCTTTTCATTTACAAGAATAGACTCTTTCATGAAAGGCATATCTCTCTTTTCAATGTCTACTGCTGCTTTCAATACTCTTGGTCTAACATTAACATCAAAACTAGACATACTTAATGCTACTGGTTTTTGTTTAGCCCCTTTAGCTAATTCTATCTCCATTCCATATTGCTTGTCCGCAGGGAACAACTGCTTATCTAGCGTACTTTCTTGTGGTAAATTTTTAATATATAATGCTATTTCTTTAGCACTTATAAAGTCAAAAATATTCATATTCAATTCCTCCTAAACAAATAATATTTGTGGTAACTTAGCTTTAACATCAGCTGAATAATCAACTCCACCACTTAATTCTTTTGCTACTTTTTCAACTATAGTACCATGAGTTAATACAGGAATAACTATATTGTTACCAGCTTCATTGGATACATTAACTTCATAAAGCACCATTCCTAATACAGGTTCTGTTATTGCTTCTGCTGCCGAACCATTAGCTAATACAGTTCCATCTGCATTAATAACAGTTCCTGCTTTAATAACTCCGCTTGATGCTATTGATTTAGCTACTTTTTTGTTTATAGCTGTGTAATGAGTGTTAGCAAGTATATTTTTTTGCTCACCCATCACTGTTGTTTTTGAATAATTCATTTTATCAACCTCACTTTTTAATATTTAATTTCTACAGTTTGGCTTTTTGCTTCTGCAAGCTTTTCCCCTATAGATTTTTCTTTCTGATTTCCACCTGAACTTTTACCCCCAGTTGAAAAGTCTGGTACTCCTCCTGGTATTTTTTCAAATAAGAAGTCATTCTCTTCTTTAATGACTTTTAGCTGCTCCTCGATACCTTCTAACTTTCCCTCTTTAAGAGTAAGTTTCTCATTATCTAGTAATGCCTTTACTAGCTTTTCATTTTTTACTTTAGCTGCTTTTAAAGCACTTTCTAAAGCAGTATTGAAGTCTTTTTCAGTTGCAGCCTTTTTAAGATTTTCAACTTCCTTAGATAATGTTTCTTTTTCATTTTCTAGATCTTTAAAACCTTCTATCTTAGTAACTGCATCATCTAATTCACCTTCAAGCTTTTCAATCTTTTCCTTATTTTTCTTTAACCTTATATCAGCATTTTCTTCTGAGGTAGTATAAATCTTTTCAGCTTTCATGGTTGTTAAAACTTGTTTAATAGCTTTATCATCTAATCCAGCTTCTTTTAAAATTTCTTTTAAATCCATTTAATAAATTCCTCCTTATCTACGCTTTTTACAAGTGTTGCTCTTGTTAATTTAGAGTTACTAACCATTCTTTAACGCCTACTGAATAGTAATTAAAGGCAATAAAAAAACACCTTAGCATTACTAAAGTGGGGTCTAGTATAACCTTGTTATATAAAACAAAAATAAAAAGCCTTAGTTTACTAAGACTTACTCAACAACTTCATATGTCATTTCAAAAATATCAGGCTTACAAGGATATATTTCTCCCTTTACACCTTTTATAACATAATCTCCACCATTACATTTATGAGTCCCCTCTAAAGTTTCTATAAGACAATATGCTTCATCTATGGAGTATCTTTTATGATCGCAATTACACAATGTAACAGTATTATCACTTACTTTATCTATAAACCAATCTGGCATATTATCCACATAAAATTTAAATGCTTCAATCTCTACTGGTTTCTTTCTGTACTTAGCCATTACTTATTTCTCCCTCAATTCTATATTTTCTATTTCTGCTCTTTCTTCTAAATATTTAGCATACATTTCCATTGATTTTAATTGACCATTTAATAAATCATAACTACAAGATGGCTTAAATGTTAAAGTCCCCGCTTTATATTTCTTAAGCATATTACTTAATCCAGTCATTCTTATTTTTAATTGTAAATACTCTGCTTTAAATCTCTCTTTATAGTCTACACTCACCATCATTTCAATAGTATCTTTTAATTCCATACTTTCACCCACCTTAATTTTAGATATGATAAAAGACTTTAATTACATTGTGATTTAGGTTTATCACACCATTTGCATCTGTAACCAAAGCCTTTTTCATATATAATTTCATGTTTATGATTCTTAGTATTAAATATCTGTTTCAATTTTTCTATAAAACTCATTGATTATCTCCCATATAAAGCCTTATATCTAGCATTTAAAGAGTTATTTCTTTCTAATAGTTCCTTATGTTCTTTCTCGTATTCTTCTACTGTTAACTCTTTTCTAAGGAACTCACCTTTTAGATTCTTAAACCTTTTATTGTTCTTCTTAATTTCTTTGTCAACATAGCTTATTACATACTTTTTATTACACTTAGGACAACAAAAATACGTTCTTTCTACTGTATTAAATAATTTCTCTGTTTTAATATTTTTCTTCTTTATAGCAAATTCCTTTTTACAATCATTACATATAACTTTCATAATTAACCTACCTTTAACCATTCATCTAAATAACTAATATCTTTACCATTAATCCATTCCCCAAGCTCTCTACCTATTTCATCTAAAGACTTAGGTATAACTATTGTTTGGATACATAAGCAATTTGGATGTGGAACTGGAACTTTATCTGGTGGGAAATTACCTTGACCTAAATTATAATAATCACTATTAGCATAATCATCACATTCATCTTCGCCAAACCTATCAACTTGCCTAGTTCCATGTTCTGCTGATAACTCCCAATGCATAGCCTCTGCATAAGGATTATTTTTAGCATTAGATACATTTTGAACATAAAACATATGATTCATAGCTGTTCTTAAAAGTCTTTGTGCATTATAATCAACCTTTCTGTTATAAAGTTTAGTATAAGTTTTCTTGAAGTCAGGATCAGTATTAGACTTAAGAAACTTCTCTAAATCTTTTATAATGTCTAAATAGCTTTTCTGTTCTGCCATTCCTTTAGTTAAAATATATTGAATATCTTTACCATTTTGATTTCCATAGCCCCATATACGGTCAGATAAACTTCTATTATCCTTATAGAATCCACCTTGTATAATTTGTCCTATTAACTTTTCATTTGTCGTATAAGCAAATTCTAGCATTGATTTATCTATGTCTAGAGTATATTTATTATTTATATAACTTAAAAAATCACCTTGAACACTAGCTGCAATCTCTGCACTTGTTCTTATAGAACTATCAGATACTTTAGCAAGTTCATTATTTAGTTCTAAAATCTTATATTTAATATATCTCTCATAATCTTTAGTCCAAGCCCTAGTAAATCCTCTTGATGTACTAGCCTTTTTAAGTAAATCATCGGCTGTACTTTCGTATATCTTAATGATTTTATTTAAAGTTTTAGCAGTTAATTTATTTTTTTCATTAACTGCATCTTTAAGCAAACTATTATATAAAGCATTTGAATTATTCATTATTCTTCATCCTGATCTCTAGTTTTATCATCATCTTCATTTAGAACATTTACTCCAATTTCTGTATTTTTATCTGTATTAACATTAAATTCGCCCATAGATGAACCTTCTAATAATGATTTTTCAGCTAATATATCATTAAATTCTTTTTCTGCATCTTCAGCGCTAGAGAATTCAGTTATATAAGATTTTCTAGTTCTTACATCAGCTAATACTTCATCAATTGCTGTAGCTTTTCTTTCCTCTTCATCTGCTGGAATAGGATAATTATGTTTGAATATTAAACTAAAATCTAAGTCTTTCCACTTAGGATTAAATCCAGGTAACTTAGCTTCTTCTGCTATAGCAATTATATATCTTATAACTTCTTCTAAGACCGGCCCCCAGTCATTCCATTTCTCCTCACAACGTGCAATAAGGTCATTATAAAGATATCTCATAGCTTTAGCACTCGGTATATTATTCATATCATCTAAACTAGGCATATCAAGGATATTATTCATATCCTTTTCTATTCTATCTAAATACATTTCTACACTAGATATATTAGATAACGAAAACTCTTGTCTCTGAATATTACCTTGCTTTCCTTTTTCTAAAGCCTCATCACTAGTTCTCGCTACATGTAATGCTCCAGGAGATACATTGAATTTATTGACATCATCAGGATGTAAATCTACACCGCTTTCTATACCAAATAGCCCAAATTTAATAGCATCAGCTACATCGCTAGTTGTTCTATTATATCTATCTTGACTTGGTTTTAAATCATGTAGATCGGTTTCTCCAAACTCTTCTCCAAGTTCTCCACCATTTTTAATAAGCCATGCTGGTATTTTATTCTCTTCAAACCCAATTTCTTGAGAGTCTTCTTTAATTGGTTTTGATAAATTATCTCCCTTATATGTTTCTATAACATACGTTGCTTTAGCTGGTGTATTTTCTTCAATAACTTTATATGTGAATTTATGAATATAATAAGTTTTCTTATTTTCATCATCTTCATATAAATAATTATTTAAATCCTCTTGAAAGAATCTAGCTTCTGTTAATACTCCATCAATTTCTTTATAAGAAAAATTTTCTACATCTTCATATCTAAGATTAATATTACCTGGAACATCTCTATTACCAACCTTAACTGATGCTCTTAGCATAACCCTTTTCTTAATTGTAGACATTAAAAAAGCCTGTCTAGTTTTCTTCCAGAACAGGTTTTTTCTAAGTATATTATCTATAAATCTTCTTAGTTCTTCTGCTAATTCTTTTTGATTAGTATCAAAAGGTACTATTGTTATATCAGGTTCTTTACTAAACATCCATCTAGCTTGTTTCTTTAAAAGAGGTTTTACTTTATTTCTAATATCTTGAGTTGGCTCATAATCTAAATTATCTTGACTTTCCCAGTTTTGACCTAACTTAGGCTTGTCATGAATGGCTTTTTTCTTATCTTCGCAAGCTCCTTTATAGTAATAATAATCAACTCTTACTTTTTTTCGTTCTTCTTTTTCTTCACTGCTAAGTTGCAATAATGTTTCTCTTACTGTATCCATTAGAAAACTGTTCCTCCTTTCTTATATGCATTGTAATTATTTTTCTTAACACCTTTACCTTTGTTGTATATTTCTTCTTCATAAGGCTTACTATTGCTAATTAATATGGTATTAACAAAGTATCTTAAATTATCAAGGTGGTGATCATTTTCCTTTATAGGTTTATCATCACCCTTTAAACTAGCCTTTTCATCCCAAATGTATGTTTCAAACTCTTTAAATGTTTCTATATTACAATCATTAAATAATATAATCTTATTCTTTAATATTGCACTTACATTTCTTATACCATCAAGCACATCATTGTTAGCCTTCCTAACTTTAAAACCTCTTCTTCTTAAAGTTGTTATAAATGATGCTGCAGAAGGGTCGACTATTATAGGAATATCTTTGTTATTATCAACAAATTCTTCTAGATCATCTGCGAACTCTTCATCAGTTTTTTGCCTTTTAGAATCTCTTCCAGAATAATGATACTCTTTTTCCTTATACCATTGTTTTTTTATATCTTTGCTATACATTCCAAATGTAGTAGGATTTAAAGTACCATAGTCAATAGCTACATACTTATCAATATACTTTCTATCTATAGTTTCAACAATCATTGTTTCCTTATCGAACATATCATAGATAATTCCATCTGATAAAATCCATAACCCTTTAATAAATCTATCATAAAAAACACCTGAATAAGCATTTTTAATACTATTCTTATATTCATCACTTAAGGTATCATTATCATCTAAATAAAAATGCCAGTGCTTATATCCCTTTTCTTTAGCAACATCTATATATTCTGTCTTAATAAAATGAAATGGACTATCTGGGTTAGTTGTCCATATTGCTTTTGCCCCCTCTGCACTCATTCTAGCAAGTGCTTGATTAACAAAACTCTTATGATGCAAAGTTACTTCATCTGCATACCAACCACCAATGGTTATCCCTCTTATTTTACCTTCATCACTAACTTTAGATGCTCCTCTACAATAACATATCTTAGTTTGCCCCATGTACTTTATTACTAATTGCGCTCCGCCTTTAGCTGAATCTTGATAAGCAGCTCTATCTTCTCCTAAAATATAAAGCATATCCTTTATAACATTTCTATATAAAGAATCTGTACTTTCTCCACTCATTAGAAAAACATTATTTTTAGAATTAAGTATAAATAATGTCCAACCTAAGTTAGTTATAAATGTTTTTCCACTTCTAACTGAACCTTCTAGGATATTTATAAACCCTAATTCATTTTTAATTATACAATTCATAAAATCTAACTGTTTATTTGAATACTTAAAGTCCATTTCTTAAACCTTCTAACATTTTAGCTAATACATCATCTTTTTCGGAATTATCTTTATCCCCTTTGTTAAGTATATTATCAAGTTTCTTTTGTTCATTATCCAACTTAATTCTAGTAGCAGTTGGTAATAAATCCATTCTATCACTTAGCCATTGTAATGCTCTCATTTTATCTTGTAGCTTAACCTTCACTCCATCTTTACCTTGTGATACTTCACTGATAAGAGTTCCATCTACTTCAAAGCTATGTTTAATATTCACGTAACTTCTAGTATATTGTCCAAACTCTCCATCAACCTCTTCATTTCCAAACTCTAAGAAGTCTGTTATATCTGCAAAGGCTATATCTATATACTTTTGGAATATATCATCTTCACTAAGCATAGCTCTATTTAGTTTAGCTTGTTTTAACTTCTGTAGTTCATCTTTTACTACCACATTTAACAACAATTTATAACCATGAGCATTTGCTGTATCATAATCAACTTGATATGCTTTCTGATAAGCTTTAGTTGCGTTAAAACATTTATTGTAATAAATACAAAAAAGCCTTTGCTTGTCTGTTAATTCAGTGTTTTGTAATATCTCTTTAACCTCTTCTGCAATAAGCTCTTCCTTGCTACTTTTCTTATTAACTTTTTTCTTTTTCGAACGTTCGCTTTTAACTTCCTTCTTATCCGAACGTTCACTATCCCAGTTGTAGGTTTTCTTCCACCTTCTAACCGTTCCTGGAGGTATATCTAACTCTTTAGCTATATCAACTAGCTTATAACCTTTTTGGTATAACGAAAGAGCCTTATTAAGTTTTTCGTTAGGAGCTCTTGCCATTTCATTACACCACCTAACCTTTATACATTCATAAGATAATATCCATTATGAGTAGTCTTTACTACCTTACCTTGTTTTCTTAATCTCTTAGCTTCATTCTTTGTTATCTTCTTCATGTTACACCTCTATATTATTTCAATTAATTTCTTTATTTCTTTGTAAATATCTTTATAATTCATTTCTTTTTTAATAAGCTTAGGTAATTTCATTGACATTACTCTTTCCAAAGCCATTATATCCATTAAAATACCTTGATCTAAATCTTCTCTTTTAGTTCCTTTAGGTATTCCTAGCTTTTCATTTACTAACTTTGTAAAATGCATATAATACATATTAGGTTTATTACTACCTTGATTTATAGCATAATGAACAAACTCCTGAACTTCATCAGTAAACTCTCTTCTAGTTCTTTTACTGTCTGTTCTTATTCCTATCCACTGCTCATCTTTTTCACTTGCTATATAATAACCATTTACTCTTATTTGTTTTAATACAGTACTTACCCACTTAGTAAATAATTTAGCTTCTGGTTTATTACTTCTAAATGACATATTGTAAACTGCTTCTTCAGATACAAAGTTTTCCCCTCTGTTAGGTAATTGCTCTTTAAAGTTTCTAATGTATGTTTCTCCGACATTAGAATTCTTGAATATTTTTTTATATTCACTATCTATATTTCTCAACGTATCACGTATATTAGCTATCCCTAACTCTCCAGCAACATCATTTGCACTAAACCAAACTTCATTTCCATTATTTGACCATATCATTCTAACATTCTTTTCTAATAGAACTTTTAACATACTACAACAACTCCTTTTATATTTTTATGTATAAAAAAAGCACCTACCATTATTGGTATATACTGATATTACCTTATTTGCTTCATAGCACCTTTTTCTCTTTTATATACTGCATGTCCCATGCACTCTCTTGCATCATCTGTGCTCGCTACTACCTTTACACTTTTACTGCTACAATGAGAACACACTAAGAATCCATTGAAATCTACTTCTCTATATAATACAAATGTTGTCTTTCTACACTTCTTACACTTTAATATTAAATACTCTTTCTCCATGTTCTCACCAACTTTCATATAAAATAAAAAAGCACCTACCGTCTAAGGGTAAATGCTTTTTACTCAATATTATAAAGGGTAAGAGAAATATTTGGAATAATCATACCAGAAATATG